CTCCGACACATGCTTGAAAAGCACAACGATGACTTCACGCCGAATGTCACTGTTGAGTGGGATGACTTATCCATTGAACACTTGTTGGATAAGAATGACCTTGAGGCGCGTTGGAGATTTAACATCCCACCATTGGCACGTAAGGTTGAAGGTGTAAATGCGGGTCACTTAGTTATTATCGGCGCACGTCCTAACACCGGTAAGACTTCTTTTCACGCAAGCTTGATCGCAGGTCCAGGCGGGTTCGCTGAACAAGGAGCGAAGTGCATCATTTTATGTAACGAAGAGAGTACACACCGTGTCGGTGCGCGTTATCTGACTGCCGCCTCTGGTATGAATTTGAAACAGATAAAACAAAATCCTAAGCAGGCTCAACAACGGTGGAGAAGGATTACTGAAAACATCTCTATCAAAGATGTCACCGGCAGGGATATGATGTGGGTAGAGTCAGTTTGTAAAACCTACAAGCCAGACGTTATTGTCTTGGACATGGGTGATAAGTTTACTCACGGTGGTTTTACGAGCCAACACGAGGCTCTTAAAGCATGTGCTATTCACGCACGTATGATCGCAAAGGAATATAACTGTGTGGTGTTTTACATGTCGCAGTTATCGGCTGATGCTGAAGGACGTATACAGCTAGATCAATCCATGATGGAGGGCAGTAAGACCGGCAAAGCGTCCGAAGCTGATCTTATGCTTCTGATCAGTAGGAATCCTGTTTCTGATAACTCCGGAGGGGAAGATGAAATTGATGATCCGCAACGTCATATCAATTCAGTGAAAAATAAATTAACAGGTTGGCATGGATACGTATCCGTAAATTTAGATGTATCACTAGGAAGGTATGGGGTTTAGGTTTGTCCGATGATCAGTTTGAGTTGTTTGAAAAACCAGACCTTAGTGATTACACCGGTGAGGATGGATTACAGTGTATCAAATGTTCCAGGTACAAACACGTGGACGACTTCCCACGTGCTGTTGGCGGAGAAGTTAAGAGGACTTGCAGAGCATGCATGAGCCATGCGAAGAAAATTAGGGATGAATTAAAGAAGTTGCATCCGTATCCTGATAAGGATCATCGCTGCCCGATTTGTGACAGAACGATAGAAGAGGTTGGTGCAGGATCAAAAACACCGATGCTGAGTCAGTGGGTGCTAGATCACGATCATGAAACCGGAGAGTTCCGAGGACACATTTGCTATAATTGCAATGTGGGATTGGGTGCCTTTAGAGATGACATAAGTCTTCTTAATAGTGCAGAAACATATTTAAAAGAACACGAGGAGCGCAGACAAGATGAGACTAGTTCTTGACGTAGAGAACACAGTCACCAAGAGTGATGGAAAGTTACATTTAGATCCTTTTACGCCTACAAACAGTTTGGTAATGATTGGTGTGTACCCAGAACATGGAGAGCCAAAGCACTACACATTTGATCACACAGAGTATGATTGTAAGTATGAGTACAGACAGAAAGATTGTGCGGAGATACAAGAGTTACTTGATCGCTGTACTTTGTTAATCGGACACAACATTGGTCACGATCTACAATGGCTGTGGGCCACAGGATTTAATTACGATGGCCCAGTATGGGACACGATGCTTGTTGAATATGTAATGCAACGAGCGCAGAAACAACCTTTGTCTTTGGAAGCAGTTGCTGAACGTAGAGACCTGGATTTCAAGAAACAAGACACACTCAAAGAGTACATGAAGAATGGTTACACTGTTGATCAGATCCCATATGAAGAACTGAAAGAGTATTTGTATGGCGATTTGCGAACTACCATGTCACTTTTTTGGGAACAGGATTTAGACCTGAGAGATGATAGTAATAGGGTACTTACTGACGTAGTCTTTTTGACTAATGAAACTGCATCTCTTCTTGCTCGTATCTACCGTAACGGATTTTCCGTTGACACACAGGCGTTGGAAAGTGTCCGTGCAGAGTTTGAGGAAGAAAAAAAATCACTTATATGTGATTTAAATGAATCTGTTTTATCACTTATGGGTGATACTCCGATCAATCTCAACTCACCTGAGCAATTGTCGTGGGTAATCTATTCGCGTAAACCGACGGACAAGACGCAGTGGGCTATGGGTGCAGATCCATATATGTCGGCAGATAAATTTAAGAAGTTTATCAATCAATCTTCCACGCCAGTACGCAGAACCAAGGCTGAAAAATGTACAGACTGTAGTGGCAATGGGACATACTTCAAAAAGAAGAAGGATGGATCAGATTTCAAGAAGGCTAGCAAATGCGTTACATGCAACGGTTTGGGTTACATTTTAAAAGAATTACCCAAGCTAGCAGGTCTTAAATTCAATCCACCGTCACCTAAATGGCAAAGTGCTAATGGGTTCCGTACAAGCAAGGAAAATTTAGAGTATTTAGAACGTGTCGCAAGATCGAAAGGCATGGATGAGGCAGTTGATTTCCTCTCCAAGATTCGTAGACTCAGTGCTGTTGATACTTACCTTAATAGTTTCGTGGATGGTATCAGGGCTTACCTTAAACCAGATGGTAAGCTTCATGTTCGTCTTACTCAGCACATGACTTCCACGGGTAGATTCTCAGGACGTGATCCTAACATGCAGAACATGCCACGTGGAGGTACGTTCCCAGTGAAGAAGGTATTTGTATCACGTTGGGATGGTGGCAAGATCATGGAGGCAGACTTTGCACAGCTAGAGTTTCGTGTAGCTGCCTTCTTGTCACAAGATGAAACCGCAATTAAAGAAGTTAAGGAGGGCTTCGATGTCCATTCGTACACCGCAAAAGTCATTTCGGAAGCGGGTCAGGCAACTAGCAGGCAGGAAGCGAAGGCGCATACATTCGCGCCGTTATATGGAGCAACAGGTTATGGAAGAACACCTGCAGAAGCAAGATACTACGAACACTTCACAGAAAAGTACAAAGGAATCGCAAGATGGCACAGAGAGTTAGCTAAGGAGGTTCTTACTTATACTTACATCACTACACCAAGTGGTAGGCAGTTCTCTTTTCCAGATGTGAAGCGTAGAAGGAACAACACTGTTACTAACTTTACTGCAATTAAGAACTACCCAGTTCAGTCATTTGCAACTGCTGACATAGTTCCTGCGGTGCTTTTAGAGATAGATCGTGAAATGAAAGATATGGAATCATTGATTGTCAATTCGGTTCACGATTCTATTGTCATTGATATACATCCAGACGAGGAAGAAAAGGTGTTAAACGTAATTGGAGATATCAACAATAAGTTGTTTGATATTATTGAAGAAAGATTCAATGTCAATTTTAATGTTCCTCTTTTACTTGAGGCAAAAATTGGTGTAAACTGGCTAGATCAGAAGGAGGTCTAAATGACAAATGAAATTGCAACATTAAATGGTGGGAACTTTGCTGAAATGGCAAAGGCTATGGGCGTAGCTTCAGATATCGGGGCAGGCGAAAAGACCAAAGCATCCACCCTCGCTCGTTTACGCATCTGGAATCAACCTGTTATGGGCCAGGTGGACGTAAAAGGCAAAATGAAGAACATGGAAGTTGTTCCTGCCGGCATGTTCCGTCTTCAGTTGTCCGATGACAAGTTTGTTTACGGAGAGAAAGCACATGTCCGTGTATTCGTACAGCGTTTTATGTACAAGCGTTATGACTCTGAAAATAAGCAGTATGTAAAAACACTAATGGCTGAAGATTTAAATGGCGATCTCAAGGACAACATCGGTGGTCTGAATTGCGGCAAGCCCGCAGGATACATCAAAGACTTTCAGTCACTGCCAGAAGAAACAAAGACACTGATTAAACAGATCAAACGTGTCCGTGTTTTGCTAGGTGAAGTGTGCTTAGAAAATGCTGTTGATGCTGATGGCAACGACATCTCTGATGAGACGTATTACCCATTCATTTGGGAGATTGACAACAAGGATGCTTTTAAAACTATGGGAGCGCCTTTCGCTGTCATGGCAAAGCAAAAGCATCTTCCTATTCAGCACTGGGTTGTGTGTGGTTCTGAAGAACATAAGCTTCCAACAGGGGCTTCATTCTTCTTGCCTACATCTACTGTAGATATGGCGCAGTCCATTGACCTTCAAGAAGAAGATCAGCAGAAGTTTACTGACTTCTTAGAATGGATTAACAACTACAATGACTACATCGTTAATGCTTGGAATGAAAAACGTCAAGTGTCTATGTCTAAGGAAGATGAAGATCTTGTTGAAGACTTCATTGATCTAGATGAAGATGTGGTTACTGAATGAGTGTACAGCATCCTAACGAACTAAAGATACATCGTTATCTTGAGGATGTACGCAAAGGCAAACGTGGCATGTCAGATGCCACCATTGCCAGAGTACTCAAGGACGTAAAAGAGTCACTGGAAAAGCAGTTCAGCAAGCGTAGTAGTAATTTCACTCTTCGCATGTCCAATGTCGGCAGACCTAATTGCCAACTTTGGTTTGAGAAGAATGATCCAGAATCCGGTATTGATCCTTCACCATACTTCTTGATCAACATGATGATGGGAGATATTGGTGAAGCCGTATTCAAAGGTATTCTTACAGAAGCCGGTGTAGACTTCAGCGATGGATTTAAGTCCACACTCACCGTTGGTCAGTACAAGATTGATGGTACCCATGACCTTATTATGAATGGCAGGGTTGATGACATTAAAACTGCATCACCGTGGTCATACAAAAATAAGTTTAGGGACTACTACACCCTCAAAGAGCATGATGCATTTGGTTATGTAGGGCAGCTTGCAGGCTATTCTCGTGCCTTGGGTGTTGAAGTTGGTGGTTGGTGGGTTATCAATAAAGCCAATGGAGAGTTCAAGTACATTTCTGCATGGGATATGAATGTACAAGACGAGATTGAAAAGATTAAAGATACTGCTGACACACTAGCAACAAATAAGTTTGAAAGGTGTTTTGAGCCAGTTGAGGAAACTTTCCGTAAAATTCCTACCGGCAACAAGATATTAGCAGACGAATGTGTCTGGTGTAAGTTTCGGCACAAGTGCTGGCCCTCATTACAAGAGCTACCCTCACTTGCATCTAAGGCAAAAGATCCGCCTACAGTTGCGTATGTAGAGATAGCAGATGAGTACAAGAAGAATACCCAAGATAAGGGCTGATGCCATACGGAGGGGGTATCGCTCCGGTCTTGAAGATACAATTAGCGATCACTTAAAAACAATTGAGTGTGATGCTAAGTATGAATGCATGAAAATTGAGTGGGAGGATTTGGCGTATAGAACATATACTCCAGACTTTCTCTTGCCCAATGGAATTATTATTGAAACAAAGGGTAGATTCACACCAGAAGACCGGCGTAAGCATTTGCTGATTAAGAAGCAACATCCTAAATTGGATATTCGTTTCGTGTTCAGTAATGCTAACTCTAGACTTCGTAAGGGAGCTAAGACAACGTATGCTTCTTGGTGTGAAAAACACGGATTTCAGTACGCAAGTAAAGATATTCCAGAATCCTGGATCAAAGAGCGTAAAAAGAAACTACCTGATACTTTTGTTAATGTGCCTTTCAAAAAGATAGTGAGATAGAAAATGTCAGAAGATACTGAACAGAAAACTTCTTCGTTTGCTGTTGTGTTGACACCTGAGTTCAGCAATGGAAGTTGGAATGGGTCTGTTACAGCACATATAGAAGAAGAGATTCTGGACGATTTAGGTGAAATTGAAATATCACAAATTCGCAATGCTTGTGGTATGATGGCATCCTCAATCATGTTAATGGAGTTAGATGAAGAATTTAGGGATTATGTAAGAAACTTTTTCGTAGATAACTTTGAATCCTTCATTGAAGATATTCAAAACGACATGCCTTCTTTTACTCGTAGTGAAGATGGTAAAGTAATCACATTACACATGAATACTAAAACACATGGGAGCGCATAGCATATGAAATCTACAGATTCAGATGGTGTCTCACGGTTCGTTGAATCATCATTATCAGGCGATTCTCTAACATTGCTAGAAGATATTATAGATGATACTGATTACGATGAAGTAGAAAAGCCTAAGCATTACAACAGTAGTAATATAGAAACGTTTGATTATATTCACAGTGTACTAGGGGATTGGGGAACAATTCATTATTGTTGGGGTAATGTCCTTAAATATCTTGGGACTCGTTTATTTGAAAAAGGCTTACCTACTACCAATGCTGCCAAGGCACGGTGGTACCTAAGAAAAATGAGAGAACTAATCAAAAAGACAGAGGGTGTTAACTGGTAATGTCTATGGATGTTATGTACTACAACAAGATTGCGATTGACTACAATCGTGATTCTGTATTCTCCGAGCAAGCCATGACGCTTCTTCGTGACTATTACATGCTTGATGAAGAAACAAGTCCACAGGAAGCATTTGCTCGTGCGGCTTTAGCTTATTGTGAGGGTGACTATGCTTTTGCTCAACGCATCTATGACTATGCTAGCAAGCGTTGGTTTATGTTTGCTAGCCCTGTATTATCTAACGCACCCAGAGATGGAGAAAAACCAACTGGTCTTCCTATCAGTTGTTTTCTTACTTATGTTGATGACACTTTGGACTCCCTTATTGCTCACAATTCTGAAGTTGCATGGCTATCTGTCAAAGGAGGTGGAGTCGGTGGTCACTGGTCTGATGTACGACCTGTAAGTGACAAGGCACCAGGAGTGATTCCATTCATGAAGGTTGTTGACTCTCAGATGACAGCCTACAAACAAGGCAAGACCCGCAAGGGATCATATGCCGCATATCTTGATGTGTCGCATCCAGAGATCATTGAGTTTATTAAGTTTAAAGTCCCGACTGGAGGGGACAGCAATCGCAAGTGTTTTAACTTGTTTAATGCAATCAATATCACCGACGATTTTATGGAGGCGGTAAAAAATGGAACAGAATGGCAACTTAGATGCCCGCATACAGGAACTGTCCGATCTACAGTTAAAGCTCAAGAACTGTGGGCAGGAATACTTGAAGCTCGCTTCAAAACTGGAGTCCCTTACCTCAACTTCATTGACACAGCCAGAGATGGGCTACCAGATTCTCAAAGAGCACTTGGACTCACAATTAACGGCAGTAACTTATGCAATGAAATCCATCTCGCTACATCTGGAGAACGCACAGCAGTTTGCTGCCTCTCCTCCGTCAACCTCGAAAAGTGGGACGAATGGAGAGATACAAGAATGGTTCAAGATCTGGTCAGACTCTTGGACAACGTTCTTAAATTCTTTATCAGGCATGCGCCAGAAGAGCTAGAGAAGGCTAAGTACAGTGCTTACATGGAACGCTCTATCGGACTAGGTGCGATGGGCTTCCACGGGTACTTACAAGACAAGGGTATTCCTTGGGATACGCAGGAGGCTGTCCGTGCGAATTATCAAATGTTTAAGCACATCAAGACCAGCGCCGTTGAAGAAACTGAAGCTCTCGCTAAGGAGCGCGGTGAAGCGCCTGATATGGCAGGCACAGGGCGGCGTAATGCTCACCTACTTGCGATTGCTCCGAATGCTAACTCGTCTATCATATGTGGGTGCTCAGCGTCTATTGAGCCTATTAAGTCTAATGCTTATACCCATCGTACTCGTGCGGGTGCTCATCTCGTCAAGAACAAGAGCCTAGAAAATATCTTAAATGATTACGGCAAGAATGATGATGCAACATGGAAGAGCATCATCGTTAATGAAGGCTCTGTACAGCACTTAGATTTTTTAAGTTACTACGACAAGGAAGTATTTAAAACAGCATTTGAGTTAGATCAAAAGTGGGTAGTGGAGCAGGCGATAATTCGTCAGCCTTTTATCTGCCAAGGACAATCTGTAAATCTATTCTTCCCTGCAGGCACAGATGTTATGGAAGTACATGAAGTGCATGTAAAAGCATGGAAGGGTAAACTTAAAGGATTGTACTACTTACGCACTAACGCAGGTGTATCTGCTGATAAAGTGGGACTTTCAGTTGAAAGAGAGGCATTGAAAGATTATGAAGATTAATGAATTGCATTACGATACTTTTGGGAACAACCCAATTGACCGATTTGATTTAGAACAGAAGATCATGGAAGCATGGAGTATTTGCAATGATCTGAAGCTTCTCTACAAAGCCTCTGAAAGCATGGATACTGATCAGATGATGTCAGCCCTAGATGGACTGCAGATCTTCGCTGATATGCGTTTTAATGATCTCTGGGATACGTTTGAGAAGTGCATAGCAAATGGCGCATTTAAAGAGCCTTTTTTCAATCAAGATTCTGCAGATACAATTACCCTAACGGATCTGGACACAGGGCACACAATGGATGTAGATACGGAGTTTGT